GCAGGGGGGGGCTCAAACCAGGGTTTCGGCAACGGCTCGGGCTCGACGGCCGGCTCTGGTTTTTTCTCTTCGGGGTCGCGCGAAAACGTTAACGTTTTCTCTGGTTCGAAAGACTCCTTAAGTTCTGCGCGCGCCAGCGCGCATTGCCTAAAAAGCGCTGGCGCGCATTGCTCGGCCGAAGAAGAAGGCGATGGCCTACGCCAGCGGTCGGTCCTCCAGAGGAACCAGATCCGCCGCTTGCGCTTGAGCGCGCGCATATCCTCCCGAAAGATCAGGCCCCGTCGTTCGAGGTCCGCGAGGCCGCGCCGCATATGGCCCTTGGAGAGACCGGTCTTCAGGGCGATCTGCCCGTCGCTCGGAAAGCAGGAAGGCGCCGTCCAGGCCCAGTGGTCGACGAGCGCGACTAGAACCCGTTTCGAGACTCCTGGGATCCCGGGGTCCGCGGATACCTCACTGACTTTCGGATCGAGGCGTGTTTTCGGCAGAGGCTTGGTGTCGAACGCGGAGGGATGAGGCGTCACGCTTCACCCCCTTCCTGCTCGACGTCGAGCGGATCGGGGCCAAGGGCAACGCGGGCGTCGGACGTCCACTCCGGCCCGGTTGCCCAGCGCACGCTTTCGTCCCACTCCGGTCCGTTCCAAGGATCGGCGTGGGGATTTTCGGACGTGTTCTTGACCCGACCCCTGGAAGCGGGGTAAGATTTGCCGCTAGGTGATCGCCCGTGCGCAATAGACGGACGATCGCCAGCCGCGGCCAGGAGGCCGCGTGGGGATGGGAGACTCGACATATCCTGTCCTCTGGATGCAGCTGAAGACGGGGGTCACCTCTCAAGTAGCACCCGTCAACGGCCTGTTTCGGAAGCCAACTCCTGATGATGATTGCGGGGGGACGGAAACCCAAGAGACCCGCGCCTTTATAGGCTTCCGTCCGTTCAGAAATGCGCTAAGCCAGCTTTGGATGCAAGCTTCGCGCGGATTTTTTCACTTCGATCGCTGCCCTCCTTTCTTCACTTCGCTCACGTCGACGAGCGTCACAACGGACTTACGGGATCGACACCGCAGCCGGTGAACGATGCCGCGGGGGGTCGGTCAACGCGCCTGGCTGATTTCAGCCAGTGTTCATGTCTCGCGCTCTGCGTCGAGTTTGTCGGGGAGCTTCACCTGCTCTGCCAGCACCGCGGCGAAGCGCTTGTAGGCGTTGACGGGGCTGCCATCGACCATCGGGATCACGGTCGAGCAGGTAGGACATTCCCAGATTTGCACCTCTGTCGGCTGCATCTTGCCCTCGCGGTAGACCTCGTCCGTGTGCGTGGCCGCGAGCTGGAGCTGGCCCAGGCATGTCGTGGGCTCGAGCCCCGCCTTGTTGCCGGAGATCGCGGCGGCGTGGGTCAGGGTGGGCGTGGGGCTCATCGTGGATCCTCCTCGTTGAGGGAGTGGATCTCCAAGGGGTCCTCGAAGCCAGTCAGCCCGCGGATTGACGCCAGCGTTGCCTCCGGCATCAGATCCACGTCGGCCAACTGGGCGACGCGCCGGGCGATCTTGGAGTCGAGGCCGAACCTTGCCGGAAGGCGTACAGCCCCCTCGCCGGCGATCCACGTCGCCGCCTCGTAAGCCGCGATCGCGATCCGGAGGTACGCGTCGCGTTCCCTGAGCAGGCCGTCGAGGTCGGCGTCGAGCTCGATCCCGGTGGTGACATCGGCCATCGTGATCTTGTGGCCGCGCTTCAGGGACCGGAGCCAGCGGCCGAACGGACTGCGAGCGCTCATGTCTAGCCCTCCAACTCTTCTTCGAAGGGTTCGGTCATCAGATATCCGCCGCCTCCGCACTTCGGGCACGTGCTCATTCCGTCGAGGCATCGCGAGCACCCGCGGCCGTCGCAGGAACAAACGACCTCTCCATTCCCGCGGCAGGTAGGACATTCCAGCTGGAGGAAGAAGACGCCAATGTCGTCGTCCGATCCACTCTCGCCCATGTCAGTTCCCCTCTAAAACAGCAGCTGTTGCTCGGCCGAGTCAGCCCGTCGCCGTTCCCGCCGGCGTCGCCGCAGGAACCCGTTCCGCAACTGCTCATCCATCTCGCTCAGCCAGATCCTCTGTGAATACCGGCTCAAGCCCCATTCGAACATCAAGCGACCCTTCCACGGGTTCGCCGCGCTCACGGTCCTCCAGAGCTCGCGGTTCTGCAGGCCCTGGCGTTCGCCCTCGGCGATCGCGGCGGCGACCAGCGGCCGCATGTGATAGCGGTAGGTGTTTTCGCGGGCCGGGATCACGGGTTCGACCTCAGTCGCTCGGGTCAATCTTCGCGTCGCCACAGCGGGGCCCGCGCATGGGGAGGACGTCGTCGCGGAGATGATAGTGCCGCGCGGCGGCGTCCCAGCGTTCGAGCGCCGCCTTGAAGCTACGGCCCCGTTCGTTGCGCTGCGCCAGCACCGCCTGCAGCCATGATTCGATCTTCAATAGCACAGCTTCCTCGGCCTGGTCAGTGCCGTGGATGCCGTCGCCGGCGACTGCCCAGACCAGGTCGATCAAGAGGGATTTCGTGGTGCAGGCGTCCATGGCGAACGAGGCACGCTTGCTCATCAGGACGGTCGCTCGGCCTTGCATCGTGGTCACCTCTTGTCTCTCTCGGCCGTGAAGATCGCGTTGACCAGGTCGGAGGTCTTCACCTGCAGCACGGGCAGGCCCTCGCGGATGATCCACACGAACTGGCCTGTCAATGCAGCCTCAGCTTTGAAGGGAACGCCGTTAAAGTCGATTCCGTTCGAGATGTCGGTTACGAAGGCGAACGGTGGCTTTTTGGCGATCCGATCGACCGGGAGCGTCACCGTCAGCCTGGTCAGGTCGGGGCCGCGGGGCTTGGCTTTCTTTTTGGCCATCAGGAGGGGCTCCTCGCCTCGGCGACTGCGGTGCGGGCGTCGGTCACGACCTCTGCACCGGGATGAACCGGACTCCCCGCGTCCCAGAACTCCAGGAGCGCTTCGAGCACACTGAGCAGCTCCGGCGCGGCAGCGATCAGACGCGCATTGGCTCTCGCCGTCTTCGTGTCGTATCTGGTCACCCCGAACGTGACAGGGATGAGCTCCTTTCCCGCGACGCCGATCGTGGTCGAGATGCGGGCGTTGAATTCGAGGGCCTGGACGGAAGCCACGATCTTCCGCCCCTCTGCCCGCCACGGCCCCGGTGTGTGCTGGCTCAAGCGGCACCTCTCAGTCTCGGGGATCAGTAGGGAGCGAGGCGGACACGCGATCGCCGGCGTCCCAACGGTCGATCGCTTCGGGGCACGCCGAGCAGACGCCCAGGCCGGCGTCCTCGTCCAGCCGTAGCCAATGGCAGGGCTCAAGCGCCGCCTGATCAAAACACGCGTGGAGGTCGTCGCACCCGCACTCGATGCAGGTGGCGACCGGCCGGTACAGTGTGATCCTCGACATGGCAGTTCGCTCCTTCCTCAATGTCGGATAATGGGGCTTATGTTGTCATCAACACAGTTGCAGCGATCGTGCGGCGTGTGACGCGCACGCGAAAAACTTCTGGTATAGCCCGTAGCCGACGACGGCCCCCATCGCGATCGCCAGCAAAATCGGGATCAGGCACCCGATCCGGGTCGCCAGCTTGTTGGGCTGCCAGCCCTCGTTTTCACCCCGATACATAGTCTGTGGCGCTCCGGAGGAGTTCCTGTTCAGCAGCGGCCCGGTCGCTGCCGCGGCCGGCCCAGAGCGGCATCCCGCCATAGAGCGGGCACAGGTGCCAGTAGGTGCCGACCGTTGGGTTGTCGGCGGGACCTGCTACCGCCGGCATCGCTTCGCCCACGAGACGGAGGCCGCAAAACTCGACGATCGCCACCGGCTCACCGCAGACCGGGCAAAGGCCGGATTTGGCGGTGAACATGACTTGCTTCGGTTCAGTGGGCATCACTGGGCCTCCAGGGCTGCGCTGCAGAACTTGAAGGCCGCGTCGCACGCCGTGAGGGCCGTGAGAGGATCGTCTTCCGCGCCACGGCTGCCGGCGACCGGCACACCGTGCTCCCAGACGACCCATTGCCAGCGGTTATCGACGAAGAACACGACGGCCCTCCGGTCGCCCGATATGTGGGCGTAGGTTCTTGCATCAGTCTGTGTGAATCTCTGGAATGCACTCATTGCTTTCGTTTGGGCTCCTCTTGGGGTTCCACGAGCTCGACGATCGTGACGCGGTAAGGCACTTCCCTGACTCGGGTTCCCGTCCGAAGGGTGATCAGGCCCTGTTTTGCCAGCGCGTCGATCACTGCTTTTCCGCCGGTCTCTCCCTGAAATACTCCTCTGTTGATCTCGGTGCGTGTGAGGCCGCCGGGCGTGTTCTTCAGCACGTTGAGGAGCCGGTTGCCCAGCTCCTCGACGCGATCCCTGGGTCGCTTCCTGGCCATTACTCGCGGCCCCCTTCCCACTCGTCATCCCACTGGTCATCAACCTCGACGACCGGGGCCGTGCTGAGGGCCTTCGTAATGGCCTGAACGTGGGTGCCGAGGAACGTGTTGATCTCGCCAACAACCCACGCCCTCTCCCGCTTGTAGAGGCCCGCCATGACCTTCAGCTGGTCGCCAAAGCTGTCCGGCGCGCGGCCCTCGATCTTGCTGGCCTGGATGGCCTTGTTCACGAGGTAGCTCTGGAGGATGCCCTTGGTCACCAGGCGATCGGTGGGGACCTTCTTCGGATCGGTGATCCGAGGCTTGTGCAGCTCCGCGACCGCGTTGTTGGTCACGGCCATCGCCTCCGCGCACACCTCGTGGTAGGGCCGATCGTCGCGCCCGGCCCCGGTGAAGCCGATCGCGACTGCCTCGGCCGCGGCGATCTTTTCGTTGGCCTCCGCCTGCGCCTCGGCGTGGATCACGGCCAGGTCGTTCTTGAACGCGGCCGCGTCTTCGAGCTCGTCAGGTAGCGGCACGCCCAGCAGCAGGCCGGGATCGACCTTCTTGACGGTCCGGGTGGTGAACCGGGCCCACATCATGCCGATGGGATCGGCTTTCCAGTTCTTCTTGCCTGTGAGCCCAGCCCGCTCGAATTGGTCCCACGTAACCCCGGTTTCCCATCCCTCGTCGGGAAGGTACTGGTGGAACACACGAACTCGGATCTCCTTGGCGTTCACCGTGATCGGGACGAAGCGGCCGCCGCGGGCCTGGAACTCCGCCTGCATCGCTTCGGACTTCCAGGCGATTGCCACGCGCCCTTCGATGTCCATCACATGGAAACGTGCGAGCGCTTCCATCGGATGCAGGCCGCGCGAGTCACAGAGCATCATCAAGACCGCCGCCTGGGCCTCCGTCCTGATCCCGGGGAAGAGTCCCGAATCGACAACGACCTTGGCGAGCTCCTTGACCTCCTGGAGCCGGATCGAAGGAACCAGCGGCCGGGCCGGCTGGAGGGAAGCGCCCTCGCCGTTCGTCGGCATCCGGGTGGCGATGGTCGTCATTTGACACCACCCTTCCCGGACCGCCCGAGCTCGATGCCCGTCTCGATCTTGACCTCCTCGCGCTCATCCTCCGTGCGCATGAAGGGCAAGTGCTCCGGCTCGCCGGTGACGAGCTCGGCTTGCTGCCTGGCCGCGGTGACATCCTTCAGGTTGACCCATTCCTTCCTGTGGATCAGGGCCGGCGACCACTCACGCACGAACTCGAGCGCCGCGGCTTCGTCGGCCACCAGCTGCCGGGCCGGGACCTTCCGCCAGGCGACCTTGCCCCAGCCGAACTTGACGGTCCGCGACTTGCCGTCGAGCAGGCCCTTCGCGAACTCCACGAGGCGGGGGCGGAAGAAGAAGTTCCAGAACCCGATCTTGCGGACCAGGTCGTTCTTGCGCGAGATCAGCAGCTCGGTCACGGCCTTCAGCCGCGCCTCGATGCCGGCCAAATCGCCCTCGTGCCGGGAGAGGAGCTCGAGCGCCCAGTCGGCCGCCTCGACGGTGCGGATCTGGAAGCCCGTTTCCGTGTCCCGGGCATCGGCCTCGTGGCCGATCACCTCGCCGGTCTCCAAGTCGTAGATGTAGCCGTCGCCGTCGACGGCCGTCTGCCGCGTGGGGGCCTCGTGCACCTCCACGAACTCGACATCGAGCACCTCTTCGGGATCATCAGAAAGCAGGGGAAGCGGTAAACTCTGCATCGGGTGGGGCTCCAGTCAGCCTCATCAAGGGGGCCGGTCGAGGGGTGACATCCTCTTCCGGCCTCCGTTTTCTGGCCGGGACGTTCCCGGCCAACCAGATTCATAGTACCCCCGCAGGTGTTTTGAGTCAACTAGTTAATTGCACTAAAACGTTTCTTAGTCTTCTTTAGGGTTTTGAGGTTGTCTTTATGATGCTTGTGGCATACGATATGTCACTGTCGGGCGACTTTCGGTATACTTACGACCCTTGGAGACCAGAGCGATGATGGGGACCGCAAACACGATGGGACGGCCGAAGAAGCGCCCTGATGCCGGCGAGCCCAAGGGTGTCACCATCCGCGGGTCGGCGGAGTGGCGTGACTGGATCACTAGGCTGGCCGAATATCGTCGATCCAAGATCACCGATATGATTGACCAGGCAATCGTTGAATACGCTGAAAAGTACGGATTCAAGGAACCTGCACCGAAGCGTTGAGGTGCCGATGGCCGATATCGCCTTCAACTGCACCTGCGGCCGGCGGCTTCGATGTCCCGATCAGCACGCGGGCAAGCTCACGAAGTGCCCGGCATGCGGGGTCTCCATCCAGATCCCCGCGGCCTCACCAATCGCCGAGACGATCCAGGAACCCGCCACCGTGACCGTCCCGAGCGATTACGAGAGCAGGGTCCTGGGGCACTTGGCCAAGATCGAGAAGGCGACGAAGCGGACGGCGTGGCTTGCCGGCATCTTCATGTGGGTCGCGTTCGGGCCGATCATCGTATTGGTCATCGCCTACGCATGGTTTCAGGTCTATAGCCGTTTCACGGGTTGACCTCATCCTGGGCAAGAGGAAGTGACCCATGCACCAAACCCTCACCTCTGCCCTGCTGATGCTCGGGCTGCTCGCCTTCGCCCTGGTGGGCTACTTTCGGCCGTGGTGGATCCCGGAAGCGGTGAAGGATTTCCTGTTCGGGCCGGTGGAGAAGGATGTCGATCGGGAGTGGTGAATAATTCACCAGGCCGTGTTTCCCCGGGCAACACCTCGCGGAACTGATCCTTGGCACGACCACGACACCCCAACAAGGAGATCGAAGCCGCGGTCCAGCACGCCGAGGACCTGGGCTGGCGCGTGTTCGTGGGCGGTTCCCACGCCTGGGGGTTCGTATATTGCCCCGAGCAGAGCCGCGCCGGGTGTCGACGCCGGGTACTATCGACCCCCAGGAATCCCGAAGCCTTCGCTCGCCGGCTCTGGCGACTGATCGACTCGTGCACTCACCAATCGGAGGTCCCATGACCACGCATTCGTTTACGTTGATTCTGGCGGGCGTCGACGTTCTGACTGAAGAGATGGGGGACGCGCTCGAACTTGCGGGCTGCGATGACGCCCTGGCCGGCAGCAGCAACGGCATCGTCACGGTGGACTTCGACCGCGAGGCGGAATCCCTCGGCGATGCGATCGGTTCGGCCATCAAGGACGTGGAAAAGGCTGGCTACAAGGTGGCGAGGGTCGAGGTCGAGGAACACGCCGCGGTGGGCTGACCCCGAATTCCTTCCGCCGATCGCCGGAGCGAAGACCGATGAGCAAGAAGACCAACGGTGACGACACGCTGGACTGTCCGCACTGTCGGTTCAAGATCGACTCGCACGTTGCGACCAAGAAGAAGGCTCGGCCGCCGGAGACCGGCGACGCGATGTTGTGCCACAGCTGCCACGGGATCGCGCTTTACACGGCCGAGAACGCCCTGCGGAAGCCCACGGCGGCCGAGCTGGCGGAGGTCCACAGGCTTCATCCTGAAATCGCTGACGTGATTGACGCGTTGCCAGTCCCGCCGAAGCTGAAAAAGAAGAAGTGAGCCGGCGTTTCTCCGGGGCAACACCCCAGAGGTGCTTGATGGCATCGTCACGCTATGAACCGTTCGTCGGGAAGGTCGACGGCTTCCCCGTGAGTGGGTTCGCACGGCTTTGCGATGAGGTGTGGGACATCACCACGGCAGGGGACCAGGCCGACATGCAGCTCGAGCCAGCGTCCTACCTCGAAGGCTTCGCGGCGGTTCCCACCTTGAACGGCGGCGGATCACTACTGGCAATCGATAAGCCGCGGCGCCTGCTGTTTCAAGGAGGAGTCGAGATCCAGATCCGCCTTAAGGCCGTCGAGGCGCTCACCTGGATCGTGGTGTGTTCCTGGGTCTCTTGTGGGCCGGCCCTCCTCCTGGAGACCTTCAAGACCGGCGGACGCGTTCAGCGACCTGACGGAGCCGCTAACGAAGGGGTCTATCGAGCATTACGGGGCATCGTGGAGACGGTGGCGCGACGAGCTTGAGCGACCTCATCAGGACGGCTAGTGTTGCCCGGGGCAACACTCAGGCAATCGTCTCCCTGTGGGCATAGATGAGGACGCCGTCGGCGTTAAGCCGGCCGGCGTCCTGATAGGTGATCGAGGCGGACCTCCCTCCGCGGACGCCAGGGATCGCAACCCGATCCCACCTCTGTCCGGTCTCCGGGTTTTCCCGCTTCACGTCGATGAGCAGGCCATCGCACGGGCCCCCGGCCAGCTCGACCAGCATGAGCGTCACCTCGCGGGTATTTCCCCGGCAAGCCCCACGCGATCCAGCAGCGTAAACGCTACCCGACGGAGGTCGCCAATGTGCTCCTTCGCCGCGGCAACGGTGTCGCTGGCATAGCGGCCCTCGGTGGGTCGCAGGCCCGCGGCGTACAGGCCGTCCATCAGGCCCTGGGCGTCGTCGACGTGGATATAGAAGGTGGGGGCGATCGGGTCCTCGTAGACCGGTGTCTCTTTAAGCTCCTCCATGATGAGCGGCATACCACGGTGGGTTAGATTACCGTGGCGATCACGAGCTCCGACCCTTACGTCGAAGCCATTGCAGGTCCAGTTTTTGTTCAGCCAGAATTCGAGTCGTTTCATCATTCATTGCCCATATATAGTTGCTGATCTAGGATCCGGGTGCGGCGCAGTTCACGCTCCAAAACGCGCCACCCAGAACATCATGCCTCCGGCAGACGCCGCCGCTCCGACCCCCACCTGGCTGTAGGCCCCGCACAGATTGGCCCTGTGCGGCAGGTCGCCCATCCAGGCCGCGACAACCGACGCCGCGTCCGGGTAGCCTTCGCCGATGTTCTCGGAGAGCCCGCCCTCGGGGTGCATTCGGCAAGAGATCCGGTAGTGGTTCGGCCAGCCGGACTCGGCGACCCGTTGATTTCCCTCGCCCCATTCGAGGTCGGGGTCGTGCATCAGGACGCCGGACGCGGCCATGCTCTCGGCCCAGGCCTGCGCCTTGGCGCTCACCTCGGTCCGCTCGGTCTGAGGCGGCAGACCGATCGAGGTGCGGGCGGCGTTGATCGCAGTGACAAGCTCACCAGCGGCCATGCCACTCGCTGGTGAACTCACCGCGGCGCGCAAGTCGGCCAGCGACTCGATCAGGACGTTCCCGGCATGCGGATCGAGCGGCTTGTACTCGACGCAGCTCGCTTTGACGTGTGGGAGTGCCTGCTTCAGGCAGCCTTCGCAGATATGGGGCCCGTCGCAGTTCTCGCACCTGACCAGATCGCGATACGCCCGGGTGCACGTGAACGGCTGATTGCAGACGAGGCAGTTGCCCTTCACCATCAGCGTGATTTGGGCCGCCTGTGGTACCCCAGTGCCCTCGATAAGTCCCGCAACAACGGGTGTTCCCAACTTGGCCAGGAACGCCTCGGATTCCTTCCAGTTGTCGGTGATCGCCTGCTCAGAGTTGGTGTAGTTGGAAGCTGGATCCATGCGATTTCTCTCATAAACAGTTTGTGAAATGACAGCGGGGATTTAATCCACGGAAGCCCGCTCGACGATCGCCCGCACGGGCCTGAAGGCCGTAGGGTTGGCTGGCTCGACGCGCAGCACGCGCCAGAAGGCCCCAGCGTGGTTGATCCGCTCGCCGATTACCGGCGGGTCGCGGCGCAAGGTTGCGAGCCGGTGCTGAGCGCCGTCGACCCAGAGCTCGACGAGCATCGGGGCGTCCGCCGGCGGCGGGAGATGCTCGGCGAGTCGATCACGCATAGACCTCCGACGTTGCCGCGACCTGAACGGGCTAGTATCGTTCCCATCGCATCCGCCACGATTGACGATCCTGAGCCAGGGTTTTTCCATCGTTAGTCCTTCCAGAGCCCCTTGAGCCGGCCCTCGGCCAGGTCGCAGTAGAACTGGGTGTGGTGGATGTCCGCGTGCCCCATCCACGCCTGGATCTTCCGCATGTCGTCGCCGCGGTTCGCCATTTCGTAGCCGCACGAGTGGCGGAGCATGTGGGGGTGTAGGGGGAAATCGAACCCAGCTTTGACCCCGGCCCTGGCAATGATCTTTTGCACTCCGGATCGGGTGAGTGGGCCGCCCCGTTCGGTCACGAAGAAATAAGGCGACTCGGGGTAATCCCGGAGGAGCCGTTTGAAGGCGCGCATCTGCTCGGCGCTCATGTCGTGGGTCGAGTCGATCGACCCCTTCAGCCGGCTGATGTGGATCGACCCCCGCTTCAGGTCAGCGGCATCGCGGCGGAGCTTGACCAGCTCGGAGACGCGGAGCGCATGGCGGAAGCCGGCACGGACGATCCATTCGTCCCGGAACCGATGCCGACCGAGGCTTGCCGCCGCCTTGGCCAGCCGCTCGATCTCGTCTTTCCGAAGCCATTCGCCGCGCGGGCGTGCAAGCTTGTTGCGCGGCACGATCGGAGAGCCGTCAGGCCGGGTCTTCTTCTCGCCCCTCTTTCGCTTCTGGATCATCGACTTTCCCCAAAGCGCACATCGGTGCCTTTGCCGACACGCACCGTGCACCCTTAATAATCAGGCTTTTTTTGCAGTCCGTTCTGCGAACTTTCCCCTTTGTACGTGGAATGGGGAAAGTTTTCCACGACCCGGGCCGCGACCCGGGCTAGCACGGCCCCTCCGGCCATAGGGGGCGGCCCACTATAGCCTTGCGTCATAAATAGATGATGGTGCGTGCACGCGGCCCCCGTCCCGTCGGCCGCCGCGGCCGCCCCCGAGCCGTCGTTCGAACTTGAAAACTTGATTTCCCGGCCCCCGAATTCAAGACCGTTGCCCCGCGAAACATCCACGCATCACAGGACGGAGCGGCGGTTTTTCACGATGGTATAGGTGGAATGCCAGTGGCGGGTCCGGAGCACGGGAGGGCGTCGCATCGTAAGCAGGACGGGTTCTCCTCAAGCTCGTGCCTTGCGGCCTCCTCGGTGTGACGCCCTCTCGTTTATTTATGTCTCAATGACAATCCCCTGCGGGGTTTCCCCGCGGTTATGTTGGCAGAGGATACCCCGAGTGGAATTTCTCCTGATCGCGACGATCGCTATCGTGATTTACCTGACTCCGGTTGTCTTCCGCCCGCGCGCAAAGCCGGCCCAGACCGACGCCCCGAAATGAGCCCGGTCGCGGTTGCCCGGGGCCACCTCGCTTTTCGAAAAGTGGCCACCCCCAAGAATCTCAACTCGTTCCGCGCGCGCGGGTAACGTTCGCGCGCGCGCGGAAAAAGTGGCAGGGGGGCGCACAGAAGGGTAGAGCCATCTCTCTTTAGAGAGGGGGTGGAAATTGGCCAACGGGCATGGCGGAGCACGACCTGGTGCGGGTCGGAAGGCCAGGGCCGAGAAGCACAGTGGGGCGATCGCCGAGGCCGAACAGCGGATTGCGGACCGGCTCCCCGAGCTGGTCGAGAACCTGATCAAGCTCGCCGACGGCGGCTATGAGCGGGTTCACGAGGAATGGGCTCCAGCAGACACGCTGGTGCCGGGCGCTGGCGACGAGCTCGTCCTGGTGAAGCGGAAGGTGGAATGGGCCGAGCCTGATCGCTTGGCCAACACCTACCTTCTCGACCGCATCATGGGCCGGCCGACCGAGCGCCACGAAGTGACCGGGGAGGACGGCGCGCCGTTCAAGGTCTATGTCGGCATCGACCTCGATCGTATCTGACGAGGTTCCCGACCTTCGGCCCGAGAACCGTCCCTACCAGCCCTACGGCGCCGCGCTCGAGCTGCTCTACTGCCATGATCCGGAAGTGGTCATGTCGGGCCCCGCCGGCACGGGCAAGAGCCGGGCGATCCTCGAGAAGCTACACCTGATCGCGGAGAAGTATCCCGGTTCCCGCCAGCTGATCGTCAGGAAGACCAGGGAGAGTCTCACCGAGAGTGCCCTGGTGACCTTCGAGCAGAAGGTTGTGCCGGCGGATCACCCGATCCTTGCGACCGGCGGTCAACGGAAGACGAGGCAGAGTTATCTCTACCCGAACGGCTCGGTGATCGTCGTTGGAGGGCTCGACAAACCCTCCAAGGTGATGAGCACTGAGTACGACACGATTTATGTCAACGAGGCGATCGAGCTCTCCCTGGACGACTGGGAGAAGCTGACGACTCGCAACCGCAACTTCGTCGTGCCGTACCAGCAGGTCCTGGGCGACACGAACCCCGAGGGCCCGAAACATTGGCTGAAGCTCCGCGGTGACGCGGGCACGTGCCATTGGATTGAATCGCGGCATGAAGACAACCCCGTCCTCTGGGACCGCCGGCGAGGCTGCTGGACGCCCGAGGGCGAGGTCTACATCGCCAAGCTCGACGCCCTCACCGGCGTGCGTTACCTCCGCCTGCGACACGGGCGGTGGGCCGCGGCCGAGGGAGTCGTTTACCCCGAGTTCGATTCTCAGCTGCACCTGGTCGACCGCTTCGAGGTGCCCGCGGACTGGACGCGGATCCGCCTGGTCGACTTCGGCTTCACGAACCCCTTTGTCTGCCAGTGGTGGGCCATCGACGGCGACGGCCGCATGGTCTTGTACCGCGAAATCTACATGACCGGCCGCACCGTGCGGGTGCATGCCGGCCAGATCAACGAGCTGTCGGGAGACGAGGTCTACGAGGCCACGATCGCCGACCACGACGCCGAGGACAGGGCGACCCTCCACGAGAACGGCATCTTCACCGAGCCGGCCCACAAGCCCATCACGCCGGGCATCGAGGCGGTCAGGGAGAGGCTCAAGAAGGCCGGCGACGGACGACCGCGGATCACGTTCATGCGCGACAGCCTGGTCGAACGCGACCCGGCCCTTACGGAAGCCAGGAAACCTTGCTGCACGGTCGAGGAGTTCGACTGCTACATGAAGTCAACCTCGCGTGCTGGCAAGGCCGAGTCCGAGGTCCCGGTGAAGCTCAACGACCACGGCATGGATGGGATGCGGTACGGCGTCTCCTATGCGGACGGCAGGGCAAATCACTTCATCCAAGTGTACTGAGACGTTGACCTTTGCGTAACCAACCCAAGAAACCCCGATTCGCCTGGCTGAAGTCGCTCGTGGCTGTGGGCGCGACTCTGGCCGGCGCACCGATGCGCTCGGTGTGGTCCAGGATCGGTGGACTGGGGATCGGTTCGCGCCTGCGGTTCCTGCTGCCTGGCTCGCGCTTCGATTATGAGCGGGAGGCGGGCGACCTCTGGTCGAACAGCCTGGTTGCGATCTGCCTCAAATGGGCGGGCGACAACTTCCCGCGGCCGAAGATGATCGTGGCCAAGGTGCTCAGGGACGGCACCCGGGTCGATCTGCCGGTGCACCGGATGCTGTTGCTGATCCGGCGTCCCAACCCCCACTACTCATGGCGGACGCTCTGCAAGGCCCTCTTGCTGTCGCTGGTCTGCGACGGCAACGCCTACTTGATCAAGATCAGGAACGGCTTGAAGCAGCCGGTGCAGCTCTACTGGGTGCCGCACTGGATGATGCAGCCGGTGTGGCCCGAGGACGGGAGCGTCTATATCCGGGCCTACCAGTTCCTTCGCGATTACGAGCTGACGGAGTTCCCGCCTCAGAACGTGATCCACTTCCGCGACGGCATCGACCCCAGGAACGACCGGCTCGGCATCGCGCCTTTGAAGGCCCAGCTGCGGGAGATCTGCACCGACAACGAGGTCGCGGGCTATACGGCCTCGCTGATGAGAAACGGTGGAGCGCCAGGGATCGTGGCGATCCCCAAGAACCCCGCGGGCAAGTTCGACGAGCCCACCGCCAAGCGGATCATGGGGAAGATGAAGGACATGATGTCCGGCGAGAACCGCGGGGAGACTGTCGCCTTCAGCGAGCAGGTCGAGCTGATCACGATCGGTTTCTCCCCCGAGAAGCTCCGCCTCGACCGCCTGCCGGCGAGGGCCGAGGCCCGGATCTGCGCGGCGAACGGTCTCTCGCCGATGGTGGTCGGGTTGCCCGACCCCAACAAGACGTACGCGAACCTTCAGGAGGCCAACTCGGCCGGGTGGAGACACTGTCTGGTGCCGCTGGGCGAGTTGATCTGCGAGACGCTGCACTGGCAGCTGCTACCTGAGTTCGACGACCCCCACAGCCACGTCGTCGAGATGGATTACTCGAACGTGGAGGCCCTCCAGGAGGATCTGAAGTCCAAGCACGAGCGCGTGCGTGAGGACTGGAAAGCGGGCCTGATCACACACGCCGAGGCCTGCGAGCGGCTCGGCTACGAGGTGGATCCGGACGGCGACCGCTACTTCCCGAACACCGTCGCGCCGCCCGACCAGGGCGTCGCCGGCGACCAAGTGTTGCCCGGGGAAACACCAGGCACACGGCCGGCCAACGACGAGGACGACGACGAGACCGAGGAGGACGACGAGACCGAGGAGGAAGAAGGGGACGACGAAGACCCAGGCGAGCCGGGGGACAAGCCATGATGCTCGCCCCTGCCCTGTCCCTGCGCGTCCGGTTGATGCGGCACAAGGCCCGCGCGCAGGCCGAGCCGAACACGTACAACCTGCCCCGCGGCGATGCGATCCGCAAGGAGATCCGGCTCGTGTTCCGAGCCCAGAGACAGCAGATTCTGGCGGCGATCGCGGCGGCGGCCGAGAGCAAGTCATCGCGCAAAGTCGCCAATAAGGACTATCAGGCCGGCGGCCGACTCCCCGACGCGTGGCCCGAGCTGCAGCTGGGTCAGCTGAAGATCTCCGAGCGGATGACGCCCCTCATCAGTGCCCTGTGGAAGCGGGGAGGCACGCAGCTCTACGCCAAGATCGGCCTGGACCCGGACAAGTGGGAGGTCGTGAACCCCCACACCAAGTCCAAGATCGAGACGGCCGCGCTCAAGTTCTCGGCGGCGACCAACGCGACGACGAGCCTGCAGCTGCAGGAGGCTCTCGATCGTACGAAACAGGAGCTCATCGCCGGCGTCGTCACCAAGGGCGAGTCGGTCGAGAAGCTCACGAAGCGCGTCAAGACGGTGTTCGACTCGGCCGAGACCTGGCGGGCCCGGCGGATCGCCCAGACCGAGGCCTCGCGCGCGGTTCACGCCGCGGCCGACGAAGCGGCGATCCATAGCGGCATGGTCGCTGGCTGGGAATGGCTGCTCTCGGCCGACGCCTGCCCCTTGTGCCAGACGATCGGCCGGCGGGCCAAGTTCGTGCCCCTGGGGCAGGCCTTCGCCGTTGTGGGCAACAACCCCGATTACTCGGAGATCAGGCAGCCGCCGGCACATCCGCACTGCAATTGCACGACTCTTGAAGTGTTGAAGCCTGAATATGGCGAGCCACTTCCGCAGTTCTCAACCACCCTGATTCAGCCCAAGCCTGAAGCGGAAGACTACCCTGATGGCAAGCTCCCGACGCCGGCACCCGCCGCACCCAAACCCGCACCCGCACCGCCGGCCGTTCCGAAGCCAGAGCCTGCTGCAGTGGTGCACCCTTTTGTTCCCGATCGTGTGGAAAAGCCTGGCGGCCGTCCTCCGCCTCCTGAAAAACCGCCCGGGGACATAGTCATCCCCCCGGAGCCGAAGCCGACCAAGCCGAAGCTTCCAGCGTTCCCGAAAGACCCAAGCGCGCTCGAGGTCGTGCGCACGCTGGGCGGATCCACAGGCGCCGAGCTCGTCAAGGATGCCCAGGGCAACCAGTGGGTCCGGAAGAAGGGTCGCAACGCCGACCACCTCCGCGAAGAGGCGATCGCCGACAAGGCGTACCAGGCCCTCGGCGTGAAGGTGCCGGCCTCGAAGCTGTACGAGACCGCCGGCGGCCCCGTGAAGCTCGCACGCTTCATCCCAGGCCGCACGCTGGCCGAGGTGATGCGGGATGATCCGGCCCTGGCCGAACGGGTGCTGAAGGAGCTCCGCAAGAACTTCGTTATCGACGCCCTTCTGGGCAACTGGGACGTCGTCGGTCTGAACCTCGACAACATCCTGGTCGACGCCCAGGGCGTGCCGTACCGGGCCGACAACGGCGGCTCGCTGCGGTACCGGGCCCAGGGGTCGAAGAAAGGAGCCTCTCAGTGGACCGGCACCGTCGGCGAGCTGACGAGCCTCAAGAGCGCCTCGGTCAACCCATCCGCGGCGAAGATCTTCGGCCCAGTCACGGACGCCGAGATCCGCAAGCAGGCCGCCCAGGTCGTCAAGAAGAAGGAGAAGCTGCTTGCGGCTCTCCCCCTCGAGCTGCACGACCGGATCAGTGAACGGCTGGCGTATCTCGACACGATCGCCAAGACGAAGCCGGCCAAGGTCAAGCGGGGCAAGACACTCGACCCGGCCGCCTTCAGGCTGTTCACCGATCCGGCCGTGATGGACTCGTGGGGGAAGGAGAAGTTCCGAGAGTGGGCCGCGTCGCTCACCGAGGAGGAACGACAGCGGCTCAAGTCCTACACGGCCAGCGGTTACGTTCGGATGAACGCGACCCTGCGGTCGGGCCCCTTCTCGACGGTTGCCGAGCGCGTCGCTGCCAACCCACAGATTGGCACGCTGGCTGCAGCCCTCAAACGGGCCAAGCTGCCTGAAAACGTCACGATGTGGCGGGGCGTGCGGTCGTATGATGGTTTGGGGGCGACCACGCTGGCGGACTTCGTACCGGGCAAGATCCTGGAAGACCCGGGGTTCGGGTCGTTCAGCTTGAACCGCTCGATCTCCGAGGGTGGATTCGCATCGGGATCCCGGCCGATGCTCTTCCGTGTGCTCGCCAAGAAGGGGACGCCCGGGGCCTACGTCAACGCCGCTGGAAGCGATTCCAGCCACAAGCGCGAGAAGGAGTTCCTGACGCCGCCGGGTGCGGTCAGGCTTCGCGTGATTTCGATGGATAACTCGGGCTCGGTTCCCGTGGCCACAGTGGAGTTTCTCTCGTGAGCGAGCGCGAAGCGGACGTCGAAGACGACGACCCCAACTACGACCCGGCCGACAAGTTCACCTGGGGTGCCGGCGAAGCGGTGATGACGCAGTGCGTCTCCTGCAGGCACCATGTCCCGGGCGCGTTTGCGTCGGTCTGCCGGGCCTTCCCCGGCGGGATCCCGGCCGAGATCACGGAAAACAAGTTCGACCATCGGCAGCCTCACCCCGACGAAGCGGAGCCCGTTCATTTCGAGCCCAAGCCAGGCCTCGACCCCGTCAGTCTGCAGGCCCTCCTGATGAATCTCGAGGGAAAACACTTCGTTCCGGACCGCCAGCTCTAAGCTGACCTGACCCTTTTCCACAACCCTCTCACGCGACACGACGCCCAACGGCCGTCGCGTCCTCGGTGCGCCAACCATGGAAATGAAGCGAGTCGCCTTCCCCTTCCACGACGTGAAGGCTGAGGGGGATGGGTCCACGTTCAGCGGCTACTGTGCCGCGTTCCACAACTGCGATTCCTACGGCGACGTGATCACCGCCGGCGCCTTCACCGCGACGATCCCCGACTTCCTCGAGCTGGGGCAGATCCTCTACGACCACGACGAGCTGATCGGCAAGCCGGTGGAGGCGCGCGAGGACGCGAAGGGCCTGTTCATCAAGGGAGCGATCTCGGACACCGCCCGCGGCCGCGACGCCAAGACGCTGCTCAAGGATGGCGTGCTCCGGAGGATGTCGATCGGGTACCGGGCCCTGGGCAAGAAGCCGACCAATGCGGACGAGATCAAGGCCTACTGGCAATCGGTGGGCTATACCCCTACGGCCGAAGATCAGTTCAACCTCGAAGACAACAAGAACTATCTGCACTTCCTCACCAACGTGAAAGTCTACGAGGGCAGCCCCGTCCGCTTCGCCGCGAACAACTCGGCCAACATCACGGAGGTCAAGGGCCTCTTGAAGCTGTCCCAGGTGAGGTCCCTGGCCAAGGAGCTGCAGATCGACCTCAAGTCCGGCAAGACGCTCTCCAAGGCCAACCGGGAACGCCTGAAGGCGATCCACGATTCGATTCACCCGGCCTGCCAGGACCTGAAGGCCCTCTTGGATGCAACCGAGCCGGACGATGACGCCGGCGAGGATGAAGGCAACGATGCCGATGAAGACGCAAAGGCCAAAGCCGCAGCGAAGCTGCAGCTCGTGAAGGCCCGCAACGATTTGGCTTTGATCGCTTGTGACCCCCGTTTGTTTGCACGTTAAAGGCATGAACTTTCATGAATGAAAAGATCCGTGGTCTACAGAAGAACATCGGCGAGTGGCACGCAGAGGCCAGTGCTTCGCTCGACAAGGCCGAGCCCACTGCGGCCGAGCAAAAGAATGGCCTGGACCTGATCGGCAAGATCAAGGCCGCCCAGAAGGCGATCGACGACGAATATGCGCGCGTTACGGCCGTTGGCGAACTCGGTGCGATCAAGACCAAGATGGACGGCCCCGATGAGCCGTTCCGGTTCAGCGGCCAGGCGCCGGGCTCCGCCTTCTCCGTAGCGGGAATGAAGGACGCCGGAAAGATGGTGATCGACAGCTTCGGCACGATCCTCTCCGACGCCGGAGAAGGAACGTACACGAAAGCCAAGTGGGACACCATCTCCTCACCCGAATACAAGCACGCCTTCACCAGGCTCATCCGCAACAAGGGCAGTTTCCGCGGCTTCCACGGCAGCGAGCTGAAGGCCATCCAGGAGGGGCTCGACGATCAGGGCGGAGCGTGGGTGCCCGCCGATTTCCTTCAGCAGCTGGTGATGCGCAAGCCCACGCCAACGCGGCTGCGGAGCATGGTCACGAACATCATGACCGGCCGCGACCGGGTGATTCTCCCCAAGGTCAATTACTCCACAGACGACCTCTACACCACGGCCTTCCGCGTGACGTGGACCGGGGAAATCCCGACCAGCAGCTCGGCGGAGGACGTCGATACCACGAACCTCTCCGGCAACGTGGAGATCCCGGTCTTCACGGCGATGATGAGCGGCCCGATCACCAACGACTCGATCGAGGATGCGGCCTTCCCGCTCATGCCCTGGCTCCAGAACCAGTTCGGCGTCACGGACGACTTGCTGGCGGACAACATGATTCTGAACGGCACGGGCAAGGGCCAGCCCTCCGGAATCAACCTGAACCCCGGCGCGACCGACCAGCCGACGGTGCTTCAAACCGCGACGGCCTCGAAGCTGGCCGGTGACGACCTCATGTCGCTGATCATGAGTGTCCCCGAGCAGTACGAGGACGGCTGCGGGTTTGTCTTCAACAAGACCAACACCGCCAATGGCATCCGCCGGATCAAGGATACAAACGGTCGGTATATGTTCGGAATGGGACTGCAGGACAGCGGCCTCGCTGCCGGTCTGGCCAAGGAGCTCGCCGGCTATCCGTTCGCTTACTCGGGCTTCATGCCCAACCTCTTGACCAGCGGGGCGCCCGTCTCCAACAGCGATGGCACCGTGTCCGGCACGACGGGGCAGATCCCGATCATCGGCGGCGATCTCCGGGGATACTACCGGCCCAACCGGCTGGGGATGACCCTGCAGGTCTTGCGCGAGACCAAGGCCAAGCTGAACCAGGTCGAGCTCCTGATGCGCGTCCGGTTCGGCGGCAAGACCGTAGAACCCTGGCGGATCAAGCTCCTCAAGGTGCGGTGACACGGGCGGCGGCCGCCTTTCTATTACATCGGTAACCGCTTACTTCGCGATCGCGAGCTCTCCGAACTTCAGACATAAAGAAACGAGAATATGCAAGGTCACAACCTGTTCAAGAACGCCGAGGTCCGGCTTGCCCAGGCCCCCGTGGCGGCCGGAACGACGCTGGTTACCGGCAGCACGATCGATACCTATGGGTACCAAGGCGCCGCGTTCATCTTCGCTTACGGGGCCCTGACGGCGACCCAGGTCACCAACGCCAAACTGCAGGGCGGGGCCGCTTCCAACGGTTCCGACGCCGCGGACCTGGCCGGCTCCCACACCACGGCGCTCCTGGACACCCAGAGCAACACGGTGCAGGTGATCGACGTGTACCGGCCGCAAGAGCGGTACCTGACCCCGATCGTCAACCGCGGCACCGCCAACGCCGTCGTCAGCGGCATCTACGTGCTCCTCTACAACGGCGAATCGATGCCCCCAGCGGCCCTCGACGCGACCGTTGCCAGCGCAGTGGTGTTCCTGGCGGCCCCGATCCCTGGCACGGCCTGATCTCCAGGCGCGTGGTCGAAGTGTTTCCCGGGGAAACACCCAACGTGGAGGTCTCCGTGTTGCGCATCCCAGAGAACAAGGGTTTCACTCCTGCCGAGGACAAGGCCGCGGCTCCTCGCGCGCCGCGAGATCCCAAGACGGAGATCCGGCTGATCGGGTCGCGGGCGGAGACCTCGAACCAGCGGGTCGCGGCGGAGCCGTCCAGGGAGCCCAAGGATGGGTGACCTGATCACGACCGCCGATGTGAAGGACACCAAGCTGCTCGCGCGCGCCGACTTGCAGGACCTGATCGACGACGCCAACGAGGCGATCGAGGGGATCTGCAACCGGACCTTTGCCCAGACGGTCTACACCGAGACCTACGACGGCCAGAACCTGCCCAGGCTCTGGCTCCGGGTGCCCCCGGTGCAGGCGGTCATGACAATCACGATCAACGGAAATGACCTCGACAACACGGATGGCTTCGCCTGGACGTTCGTGCCCGAGACCGGCGAGCTGGTCCGGGGGAACGGTCGGCACGATAGCCGGTTCTCGAATTGGTTTCCCAGTGGCAAGCAGAACATCACGGTGACCTACATGGGTGGCTTCGCGCAGACACCTCGGCGCATCCGTCGGGCCACGCTGATCATGATCAAGCTCCTGGCCGAGACCACAAAAGTCAGCGGCATGTATCGATCTGAATCCCTTGGCGATTACTCCTATACCCTGGCGGACGGGGACTCGATCGCGATCCCCCCGCTTGTCAGAAGCCTCTGTGCGGACTTCATCCTGTAATGAGCGTCGAGGACTTCCTGGACAAACAGTGCAACCTGCTGCTGCAGAACCAGGGCGCGGGTGACCAGGACGCGGCCGGCGGATTCATCCGCGAGCCGCACCAGCTGGTGCAGGCGGCCGTGCCGTGCATGCTCCGCGAGATCGGGGCCTCGAACACGGCCGTCGACGGCAAGGCGGCCGAGACCAAGACGGTCTACGTCTACTTCGATCCAAGCGACCTGCAGGTGGAGATCACCACGGAGTTCCGGATCGAGGTCTTCCGGCCTCCCCCGTTCATTCAACGCGAGCTCGTCGTCACGGGCTCGGTCGATTTCAACACCCTGGGCCGGCTGCTCAAGGTCGAGTGTTCCGAACAGTTCGTGTGAGACGATGCCCGCAAAATTCACCGAATGGCGGGGCCGCGAGGCCAAGGCCAAGGCCCACACGGCAGCTGTCGCGTTCGTGAAGTGGTGTGCGATCCAGGTTGTGCGCAGAGCGAAGGTGCTGCTCTCCATCGCCGGCACGGGCAAGACGAAGGGCAAGAAGACAGGGCCGGTGGTCCGTTCCCAGCCCGGGGAATCGCCTCGCAAGCAAACCGGGCGGCTTCGAGCCTCGGTCACTTACGAGGTCGATGAGACGACCGCGACGTCGCGGGCCGGAACCAACCTCGGTTACGGAGCCGCTCTCGAGCGCGGCACCAAGAAGGGCCTGGCCGCCCGGCCGTGGCTCCGTCCGGCGTTCGAGTATGTGAAAACGATCATGGGTCAGTACAAGGGGCCCGGGTTCTGAAGGGCTAAAGAGTCAGCTATGCCTCCTCCATCGGACAACGGCGGTCTGCTCGCAATCGACGCCGGCAATACCACGCTGCTTTGCGCAGTCGGACTGCGCGAGGGTAGCGGCCTTCCTCGTGACTACGTCTCGGGCACGATCGGAACGCTGAACGGCCTTCCATTCCTCCTCACGCTCACCAATGCCTCGAGCGGTCCGGCCCCGACCTGGGTTGCCGATGGCACGTATACGTGGGCACTGCGATGTGGGCCATCGACGCCGGGCTATCAATTCGTGGGACGAGGCCACAGCGGCGGCAACACGGGTGGGACGTATGTCGCTCAGAACAGCACGCTCCGCATCACGTTCCGACACTTGATGAGTACACCACCGTGCCTATCAACATCCTTCATCACAATGCTCGGCATGGGTGCCGCGCACAGTTGGGCTTACGGGCTGCAACTCACGACGCCGAACAACCCAACGCTCTCGGGACCGACACCGGACGCACTGTGCTACCTGCAACTTTACGACCAGTTCCAGTACGGCACGATCCTATCGACCCACGCGCTGGTTCGGAACCACGTGTATTCGATCTCCCTCACGGCACCCACGGCCGGCGGCGGACATACGGGCACGTTTGCACTCCGAATCTACGACCAGACGACCTCAACGTTGATCACGTCGGCGGGCGGGGAAATCCTCCAGGGTGACTTGTTCCCGAACGCGTACACCGCGACCTGTAACAACGCGGCGATGCACGTTGGCAGCATAAGCGCTATCCCGGTCGACTACTTCGAGTGGGAGATTGACCAGCAAGCCGAGACCGATTCGACGTTCCTCGCGTACTACACCAATCCGTGGAACCAGTACGACCGAACCTACAGCTCGTCGAGCGGAAGCCTGACGGTCGCGGACTGCGAAGCGACCGCCGGCAACAAGGCGATCATCGCCACGGTATCTCCGGCGCGCGGCGGCATCTCGGCGAGCTACGCATACGGCCCGTGGGGTTACTCGACAGACCCATCGGTCGCTCCATCCGCGATGACGACGATTGCCAGCTCGAACAGCCGCAACCTCCTCTGGACGCCACCCGATCTGACGAAGGCGTACTACCTGAGTTGCAAGGTCTCTGACGGTACAAACACCGCCTATTCGAGCTCCACGTTCGACGCGATCGTACCTTTCCAGGGCATCCACCGTGCCGTGTGGATCGGTGATTCTCGGATCGACAACTTGAACGTGACGGAACCCATCGGCTGGTCTTTATCGGGCCGGGTCTGGGCAGGCGCGAACACCAACTTCTGCCGGACCGGTGGGACCTGCCTCACGTACCTGCCGTCGAGCTCGAACTACTGGGCCGGCGTGCTCCAGATGTGCCAGGACCACGCAGCGGACCTCCACATCCTTCTGGGTGCCAACGATTCGTCGGGTGGTGTCACACCCGCAACCTATCTCGACGAACTCTGCCAGATCGCCAACGCCGCGGTTGGTGGTGGTGTCAAGGTTTGGGTTCACTATCCGTACCAGGAATACCGCCTCGTTTCGAGCCCGAATTACCAAATCTACATGTTTGGCTACTGGTCGAATATCGCAACGCTTCTGACCAGCGGTAACGGAACGTACCCGGCACTGGTTCCCGGAACGAACCTCTTACCAGGCTCGTTCACGGAAGTCGCCGCGGCGAACGGCTGCAACGTGAGTTACATGAATAACGTGGACTTGGTTCATATGTCGGACTACACGCACCACGCCGTGGCGCTGGCGAATTCGATCGTGAACTACCTCGCTCCGGCTCCGTCGGCAGCGTTCCCGGTCCTTGGCTCGTCGTTTATCAGGGGGATTTAAGGTGTACAAGCCCGGGGACACTTATGTCAAAGAGTTCTGCACGGCCAACCCAAGCACAGGCGCCGCGGCGGACGCGGACAGCACGCCGGCGGCAACAGCCAACCACAATGGTGCCGACGATGGGGCCTTCGCGCTGACCGTGGCCCACCTCGACACTGGCCGGTACAAGGCCACGGGTACGGTTCCGGGCGGATACGCCGCCGGCGACGTCGTCAATGTCACAGTGGCTGCAACCTGCTCGGGCATCGCTGGCAAGGCCTGCGTGGACACGTTCAACATTGACGTCCAACGCACCAGCGAGGTCTACGCTCGCCTGGGGGCGCCTGCGGGGGCCTCAATGGCAGCGGATCTCGCGGAGGTCGAGGGGGAGACCGACGCGATCCTGACGGCCCTCGCTGCAGCTGTCCCCGCCAATCTGGTCGCCATCAACGGCACAACGTTCACCGGCTCGCTCGCTCCGGTCAATGTTGTCGACATGGCCGGCATCGCGATCACGCCCTATGACGGCATCGCCCAGGGCGGAAGCCCCGGGACCATCCAGCTCGCGACCGGCGCGAGCGCCAACGACGGCACCTACGTCGGCTGGCGGGTGTCGACGGCCGGAGGCACCGGCCCGAACCAGTGGGCGGTCATCACCAATTATGTCGGCTCTACCCGGGCGGCAACGCTCGACCGGAACTGGCTCATCACAGCCGACAACACGACTGAGTATTTCCTCGATCCGCCGCAAACGGCCGTGTTGACCGATGCCTCAAGCTCAATCAGCCCCAACGTTGCGGGCCTAGTGACCTCGGTGGCGACGGCGAACGCGGCTCTCGCCCAGTTCTCAGGCGCCTCAATGAAGGGGACAGTCAGTGCGGCGAGCACCGGCGGTAATTTCACGGTCAACTTCGCATCGGCAGTGAGCGCGGCGAACCTCATCGGCAAAACGTGCACCTTCGAGACGGGCGCGAACCAACTGGCGTCCCAACAGATAACGGGCGCGAGCCAGGTCGATTCGACACACGTAATCCTGACCTTTACGACACCGAACATCTTCGGCGCGACGCCGACCGTGGGCGACGGCCTGGTGGTCTACTAACATGCCAGGCGCTCATCCCGCCCCGTTCTTACTGTTCCGACGCCGGCCGTCGCTGCCTTATGTACCACCGCTCCACGGAGCGAATCCGGCCCCGTTTTTTCTACTGCGGCGCCGTGCTCCGGGCCCAGAGGTCATCTATTACGATCCTCTGGAAGCCGTGCAGGCGTTCTTCCAGACCCAGAGCAGTCTTCAGGCCGCGACGTCGGACGGACGCTTCTGGGAGCTCGAAGCCAAGGAGCGAACCGACTTCCCGTTCGCCGAGTACTTCCACGTTTCCACCGTCGATTATGCGGTCCCGACGAAGGCGGCCGGCTGGAAGCTCATGTTCAGCGTGGTGCAGATTTCCTGCCACCACGACACCTCGCAGGGGAGCAAGGACCTGCGGAGGAAGTTTGAAGCCGCTTTCGGTGCGGGCCCCTATGGCGCGCCGCTCGCGATTCAGGGTCTGCCCGTGCTCTCTTGCTTGCCCTGCGACCCGACGTCGGCCAAGGGCGAGGGCAAGGGGCCGAAGGGACAGGACTCCTGGATGGAGACCGTGAACCTGGAGATCTTGTGGACTCAACCTATTCCCATTCGTTTTCGGAGTTAAGTCAGCATGCGACGACTCAGTAAGTTGGTGGACGTTCGACTCGCAATCCTGGTCTGCCTCTGCGCCTTGATCGGGGCTCTCCTCTATACCCCGGAGTCGTTCTTCAGCGGCTCGGCCCCGATCACCGGCGTTGTCACCACGGGCGTCAACGTCACCCAGGCACTCCCCGCCGGCCTGAACCGGATCACGCCCTATAGCGCGCCGATCCTGGTCACCCAGCAAACGACCTACAGCGGCGGCACGGGCCCTAACCAGGCCCAGCTGGCATTTCAACAGTCGGGGACCGCCAGTGCCGCACCGGTTGACCTGGACTTGACCGCGGTCGTCTGCGTCGACGGCACCGTGGGCCTGGGCCACGTCCGGGAGCTGGTGATCTGGAACACCGACCCGACGAACGTCCTGACCATCGGGAATGACGGGGCGGTCTCCAACCCCTTCATCCCCTTCCTGGCCGGCACGAATCCCACGATTGTGATCCAGCCTGGCACCTCGCACCGGTTTGCAATCCCCCTGGCCGCGGCCGGCTGGACCGTGGACTCGACCCACAAGACCGTACGCATCAACCCCGGCAGCAACAACGTTCTCTACCAAATCGTCGTTCTTGGGTACTGACCAGCTGGGGACGCTCGGTCGGATGAAAGGATAAGCAATGTCGTATGCAGTTAGTGGAGTGGACGGGCTGGTCAAGACGACGCCTCCCGCGGGCTCGCCCGTGGACATGGACGTGACCGCCTACGCTCTCGACGTCGAGGTGGGCGATATCGACACCACCACAACGGCGGACGCCGGCTGGGATGACTCGATCGACGGCAGCAAGAAGGTCTCGGGTACATTCGACTTCTTCTGGAACCCCGCCAAGAACCCCTTCGGGGCGCTTCAGTCGCTTCTGCCCGGCTCTGGCAATTACCCGACCCTGTCTTTCGCTCTGAATCCCACCGACGCCATCAGCGGCGTAGGCCGAATCACGAAGCTCAGCCTGAAGTCCGGGGCCAAGAACACCGGGAAAACGTTCACCGCAAGCTTCACTTCGAAGTTCGCGTGGACGGTCCCAACTGGCAGTACGTGACCCCTGGTTAACGTCGATCTGGTCTCGCATTTCAAAATGCTCATCCATCAAAGGACCACAACTTGGACCTCGCGGATCTCACGCGCGTGCCCGTCTCGATCGAGATTGGCGGCCGTTCCTACCAGTTCTCCGAGCTGACATTCGAACACCTGGGCCGGCTTCAGGCCTGGATCAAGCTCAAGCATCCCCACCCGGTCCAGGCGATCAAACCGTACCTGTCGGGTCTCTCGGCCGAGGATCGGGCCGAGCTGCTCGACCGCGCTCGCAAGGACGCGCTTGACTGGCCGCCGCAGATCGGCACCGTCAGCGGAGCGGAGGCGCTCCTGGGGTCAGAGGAAGGCCAGGTTGTCACCCTGCACGAGGCGCTCAAGGTCTGCCAGCCGGCGACGACGCCGGAAGAGGCGAGGCGGCTCTACAAGGCGCTGATGAAGGAAGCCCTGCGCGAGGCGCGGCAGGCACGCAAGGAAGGGGAAGATCCCGACCCCGAGTCGTCGAAGTGCAACCGGATCTTCCGCATCGCCTTTGGCAATGACGACCCGGACGACGTCGAGGACTCGCTCCCAAAAGCCCGGGGGCCGGTGGACGAAAGCGGGACGTCGACTACGGGCTGATCTTCCGAGCCCTGGCACGGCGCTGTGGCATACCCCCGTGGGACGCGAAGCGGCTCACGCCTTCGCTCGCCCAGGCCCTGCTTAGCGATGCCGATCCTACCGACCCCCACCATGGAAACATCCCGATCGGCACGCTCGCCGACTTACGCTCGGTCTGCGGCATGGAGTAGCGCGTGTTTAACCTCGGAAAGCTCTTTGTCACCTTCGACGCCGAGCGCAAGCCCTTCGATGGTGCGCTCGACTCGATCAAGGCATCCTCCCTGGCCACCGGCGGCAAGCTCGCGGGGTCGTTCCGCTCGGCCGTGCCGGCCGTCAACTCCTTGAGCGGCTCGGTGATCGGCCTGACATCGAAGCTTGGCCTCGCCGCGGCGGCGGCCGGCACCGTCTACAAGGGATTCGCTTTTTTCAAGGAGGGCGTCAGGGGAGCGGCGGACCTGAATGAGACGATCGCAAAAGTCGGAGAGGTCTTCGGCGCCCAGGCCGAGATCATCCACGCCCAGGCCGAGCAAATGGCCAAGGATTTCGGGGCCCCCAAGCAGGCGATGCTCGACGCCGCGTCCTCCTTCGGCCTGATCTTCACAGGGGCGGGCGCGACCGGGGCACGGGCCGCGGGCATGTCGAACGAGCTGGCGAAGCTCGCGGCGGACGCTGGCAGCTTCTACAACACTCCACTGGTCGTCGCGCTGGAGAAGATTCGGGCAGGCCTCGTGGGCGAGGCTGAGCCGCTGCGGGCGTTTGGTGTGCTGCTCAGTGAGGACGCGGTCAAGGCCGAAGCATTCCGGTCGGGATTGGCCAGGGCCGGGGGCGAACTCACCGACGTGGCCAAGGTGACGGCCCGCGCCGCGATCATCGTCCGCCAGCTCGGCAAGGCCCAGGGAGACCTGGAGCGCACGAAGGCGTCGGCGTCGAACCAAGTGAAAAAGCTGCAGGGTGACTTCGAGAATCTGAGGACTGAGCTCGGCCAATCCCTGGTCGCTCCGATGATCGAAGCGATCGCACTGGCACGACAGCTGGGGACGAGTCTGTCCGCGGCGTTTGTCGGTGCCGGTGCCGATATGAAAAAGACGGGCGAGGCACTCAAGGACTTCATCGCCGGCATGCGGGTCGTGGAGAACGAAGGCTGGGCGTGGTGGACCACCAAGCCCAAAGATCTCGGGCACGCGGCCGACAAGCTCAACAACGTTGATCCCAAGACCGGCATCGTGCGGGGCCTTGAGCAATCGGCCGAAGGGCAGGCGCTGCGCGAAGCCAGGGCCCGGATCGCGGCGGGGAAGGGAACGTCCCTCGATTTCGAGAAGAACGACGCCGAGCATGAACGCAAGGCAGCAGAGAAAGCCCGCAAGGACGCCGCCGATGCGAAGCGAGACGCGGCGCAGGTCAAGAACCTGGATTTCACAAAGCAATTCAAGTCGATCGAGAAGGGCCTGTCCGGGCTGCCAGCTTTGTTCGGCAAGACTCCCCAGAAGCTTGCCGGCCTGGCGCTCGGGGCCGTCACCGGTGCGCCCGTCGCGAAGCTCGCCGAGTTAATCAAGCCCCAAACGCTCTCCATGAAAGACGCGTTCGCCAAGCTGTTCGGCCCGGCCACTAAGCCCGAAAAGAAGGAGTTCCAACATGAGGAGTTCGGCTTCGCCGAGTTCTCCCACAAGCTCCGGGAACGCCAGTTCGAGAAGAAGGATGAGGAGGTTAAAGCCAACACCGAGGCTTTGAAGGGTCACTTAGACGTCCTGAAACAAAACACCGAGGCCCTCAAGAAGGGGATCATGGCCGTCTTCGGATGACGTCCGGGATTCAGATCCATTTATGCCTCTCACTGTCGGTTTCAATGTCCTCACGGAAGGCTTCGAGGTCACCGGGGACGCCCAGTCCGGCTACAAGGCCACCGTGCCCTTCATCACCGACTGGGCCGACGCCTATACGTTTGCTGATGAGATCATGGGCAACGCGAACGCCACCACGGTGGGCCCGATCACGTACCACCTCCCCATGCTCTTTCCGGGCACAGTCGTCCGGCTCTACGCCAACTCGTTCAGGATCGTGCCCATCGGCCAGAACGGGGAAGCGCTCCCGGAGTTCTTCGGCCTCGCCCCGGGCGAGTTCTTTGCCAAGGCTCTGATCACCGTCGTCTTCTCGACGCTGCCCTTGCTGCAGACGGCCCTGGACGACCCCAACAACCTGCAGCAGCTCGATCCCGAGAACCCCATCACCCTGTGCGAGCAGAGCGTGAGGGGGGGCGGCCGCATGGTCACCAAGAAGGGGAGCGGCTACGTCTTCACCGACAACAAGGGCTTAGTCGGCGACGTCGCCGCACCGGAGATCGAGGCGAAGATCGTCCTGAAGTTCCCGAGGATCCCATACCTGCCCTGGCAGCTGGTCAAGCCATACCTGGGCACGCTCAACGAGAACGAGATGCTGGGCTGCGACGTTGGCACCCTGCTCTTCGAAGAGTTCGACACCCAGTTCACGGCGCTCAACAACGGCGAGCAAGGCCAGATGTTGGTGCTCACGTTCGCGTGCCAGGACGAGGACTGGAACAAGATCCCCCGGCCCGACACGGGCGTCTCCGATTTCGTATACCGCCGCGGCCACGCCGGCGACAACACCGAGTGCCTGTTTGAGTACACGGACCTGCGTGAACTGTTCTTTAATTTCGAAGTCGTTGAATAGATCATGGGTCCTTTTTTCCCCCAGCGCGCCAAGCGCGGCGATCCGATCAAGGCGGACGATTGGAACACGGTCAACGATGAGGTTAACCGGCTCGGCCGAGTCCGCACTGGAACCGGCCTGACAGCTCGCTCCGGGCCTGGCGGCATCAACCTGGCCGTCGACATTCCGCAGACGATCTGGATCCAGGTCACCGGCGTGTGCGGCCCGGATGGTGGCTACCCGTACCAGGTCTACGCGTCGCTCCCCCCGATCGAGGTCACCGCCGGCGGCTCAAGCTACACGACGGCCACGGTCACGATCACCGGCGGCGGCGGCACTGGAGCGACAGCCAATGCGACCGTTTCCAACGGCGCCGTGGTCGCGATCGTCCTGACGAACCGGGGGACAGGTCCCTGGACCTCTGCCCCGACGATCACGGTCACGGGCGACGGCTCCGGAGCCACGGCCGTTTTCCATGTGCCGACGTTCTGGGCCATGCTCGGTTCGGTCACGGGCGACGGCATGGTGGACGCCGCCTACGAGGCCCAGGGCAACCGCGCCATCCCGCCTAACGACGGCACGGTCTACGCCGCGATGTGGCGGCCGGAGTCAGGCGCTCTGGTGTTCTGGTCGAACGCCTCGAACCTCGTCGACGGCTACTGCGCCGGCGGCTGCAGCGGGTTGACGACCTCGGGGGGCATCACGACAGCCGGGACGGGCACGTTCGTCCTCGCCGCCATCAATCCCAGCACCGGCAGGTTAACACCGGCCGGGGGCAGTGCAAAGACCTTTTTCAACTCAGCCGGTCCTCTCACCGGCATCGCCTTCTACGGCGATTTTGGGTTCAACGGCACCGTCTGGAAACTCCTTGTGGCCAAGTGCCCAACCTCTTAATCGATCCGAATTGATATGAAGAACGTTCGCGCTAACTTCTGCAGCGGGCAAGTCGCCGTCGTCGGGACCGCAATTCAGACCGTACTGCAGTTTGTCACCACCTCCGACTGCGGCAACACGATCGGGGCTCTCTCGATCAGCTTCGACGGCGTTACCCCGGGCTCAGCCCCCGCCCGGGTGCGGATCCTCCGCCAGACGACCGCGCCGGGGACGCCGGGATCCACGGGCAACGTCCCCAAGATCGTGGGCGGCAACTTCGGCGCGTCGATCGCCACGACCTACGACATCGGCAGCACCGGGACCGAGCCGACCGCCGGCGATATTCTGCGTGATTTCACCGTGCCGACGTTCATGGGCACATATGACAAGACGCTCACAATCGGACTGGACGCGATCGAGATGCCGGTCTCGACCCGGCTAGGAATCGAGGTCCTGGCCGCCGCGAACGTGAACGTGCACGTCGACGGCACTCTCTTGGAGTGAGCCGTCATGCCGGCCCTCGGCCTTGGCCAGCCCAGCATCATCGTCCCCTTCAGCGCGCGGGGATCGATCCTCCACAGCGGTTTCAACGGCGTGGCGCGTCCCTCGCAGGCGATCATCCTGCCCGCCGAGGTGCAGCGCACCGCCACGGCGCCGATGGGAGGAGGCAGTTTCAAGTGGTCTGACTGCTGCTGCGGTGGCCCCGCCGGCGTCACGATCCCGGGGTGTCCTTGCGCCAACACGCCGGTTCTGCTCTATCTGAAGAGCAGCAAACCCCAGTCGAACAACGGGATCTTCCAGGACGCCACCCTCCAATATGGGCCGACGCCGGCGCCGCTCTTGCCCGTGGTGCTCACGCCGAATTCGTATCTGAGCACATCGTCATTAACGGATCCGGTTCTTAACGCCCAGTTCTGGTACTACCTCACGTGCTACTTCGGGGCCTATGTGCTTACGCGTGTTTATGTCACCACACCAGTAGGCTCGCCCTTCAGGGACGGTATTCGCTACACGTGGTTCGTGGGGCTACCCGGGAACACATGCACGCCCCTTAGTCTGACCGTTGGCTCGATTTTCTCGGGCGGTGACGCCTCGTGCATCGTATCGGTTGACACGATTCCCTGAGTGACCCATGCCAACGTTAGCCGCCAACCACCTGGTGGACTTCACGGGCACGATCCCGAGCGACGGGTTCGGAAATCCTTATATCGTGAATCCTGGAGTCGTCCAGTCGGCCGTCTCGGGAACCTACCTGATCGCATGGGCCAACGGTGCCAGCGCTGAGTACACCGGCACGACAGGTCTCGCGGCCCACTCGACGAGCCTGATCAGCCCTCTCGGGTGGACCTGCTGCAGCTCGATTCCCGACACGCTTTTCATCGAGCCCAGCGATCGCTCAAAGAACAACTTGCTGTTCGACGATGCGGTCTTGATGTACCAGCCTGTCCCGGCCGCCATCTCCACCATTGTCTCGGGCAGTCATGCGTGGCTTTCGGGGCGGCAATACCCGGACTTTTTCAACAGCGGCGCGAACTTTTATTACTTCATGAATTGCCTATCGGGCATCATCGGCCTCTACGCCGCTTACCCCGACCTGGGCGGTTCTCCGGCCCTTTCCTCGGCACTCTACACCTGGGATCCGACGGTCTCGCCGAACACGTGTAGCCCCTTCTCGTTGACCGTCGGCACGATCGGGGCCGGCCTGGACGCCACGGAGACAGTGTCGGTCGTGCAGCCGGGCGGCGCCTTCACGCCCCACGTGCTCCGGCCTCGGTCCGTCGAGAATGAGGAGCTCGACGTCCGGATGAGGCAGTGCAAGTTCTGGCTGCGATGCATGGCGTGCGGCGATCTCAACTACTGCAAGATCGGGCGCGGCACCCAGCCCGGACGGCCGACGTCGGCCGACTGCCGCGCGTGCTTGCTTGAGCAGGATGCCGGGACGTTCGTACTGCCGTCGAGCTAGGCGGCTCGTATCCCTCCGCCGGAAGCCGACAGCCGTGCCTGGGCGATCGCGTAATATTCCGGTGACTGCTCGATGCCGTAGGCGCGGAGACCGAGCTCGGCCGCGGCGACCAGCGTCGTGCCGCTACCGGCGAAAGGATCGAGCACCAGTCCGCCTGGACGAACACACCTGAGCAGCTGCTGCATGAGCCAGGGCGGTTTGCCGGTCTGGTGCAGTTTCTCGCGCTGCCTCACCGGAACGCGGTAGCAGCCCGGCCAGGGGCCCCCCGGGGCGGCGGCGGCGATCGCCGACCCTTTCGTGCCCCAGACCACATATTCGCATTGATGGCGAAAATAGCCCACGTGCGGAGCTCGGGCCCCTTCTGTCTTGTCCCAGGCGATCGTGCCACGCCACACGTACCCGCCGGCCTGTAGGGCATCGGAAGCCTGCGGCAGCTGGCGCCAGTCGCTGAACATCAGGAAGTAGCTGTCGGGTTTCGCGACCCGGTAGCACTCCCCGATCCAGAGGGCACACCAGCGCTTCCAGGACCTCTGGTCGCGGTTGTCGCCGCCGAAGTTCGGCCGCTGGATCTTGGTGCCTTTCTGGACGTACTTGGCCCCGGTCGTGCGGGTCCTATCTGAACTGGTCATCCCGCCGCTCGAATACGGCGGATCGGTCGCCACCGCGTCAAAGGTGTCGTCCGGGAGACTGGCGAGGATCTTCAGGCACTCCCCGCGCTTGAGCGTGATTCGGTCTTTCAACGGCCCTGCCCTGCTGTCTCGGGGCGCACCTCGAGCGCGCGGCCTCGACGTCCGGGCCGGCTCGGCGTTTCGACTGCTATCCCCTCGCCCGATATTATCGAAACCCCGAACGATGATCGTTCGGGGATTCCGCGCAGGCGTTGCATGTCCGGTCAATCGGTAGCCGGCCGCAGGACCTGCAGCGAGGCCCAGAGCGTCTGCCCCTGCTCAGTGAGTGACGCGGGGCCGACGAAGCCATTCGCCACCGCAACCCAACCGTGCTCGCGGAGCGACGACAGCACGGGGTAGAAAGGACCGCCGATCGCCGCGGCCGTCGAGATCGACTGGGCGTCGACGGGCCCGCGCGCGAGCAGCTCCAGCGTCGCCAGGGCCCGGCCGTCGGCCAGGACCTGCAGGCGGCGCTCCATGTACCTGATCCACTCGGGCGTGCCCGGCGTGATCTGGCGGGCTTCCCCGAGCTTCCGCCTCATCGTTTGCGGCCCTCGCGGCGGGTCCAAGACCGGATCCGGTGGGAGACTTCCTCGCTGGCCCTGTCGAGCGCGGAATAGACCAGGCCGGCCGGCCCTGTTTCTGACCTTCGCGTGAACGCCACCACCTGATAGAAGAGCTGGCCCGCGAACGCCCAGGTCAAGGTCACGACGAGCATCAGCTCGCCGCCGTCGCATTTCGTGTGCGACGTGAGCCGGGCCAGGCCTTCCGATTCGGCGGCCCACTGCGAAGCAAGCTGTAAGGTACGGGGGAACTGACAAAGCATGGCTGCCTCCGAGCGGCTCGACGTCGAGCCTCTTTCCCCAACCTAAGTCGCCGGGCGATCCCGAAGAATCATTGTCCGGTGTTTTTCCGACAAATTTTCCCCGACCGATCATGTTTCGGGCAATCAAAATGTGAGATTGTGGTGGCGGATTTTCGCCAGGCAAGAGGGAACTATGATCGGCCCCCCGATGACGCGGGAGACGACGACATGCGAGTGCGAGCTGCCCTGTGTGGTCTGCCGCACGGTTCTCAATCGCCACCAGCCCGAAGAGCAGTGGCCGGAAAAACTGCTCGGCAGCTGCCCCAAGTGCGGGGCCTGGCACCGGATCGCTGACGATCCCATGACGGCGGAGGTGGCCGTCACCCTGCTGGAGACCTGATGTCGCTCGCCCACCAGCGGCCCGCGGCCGGGAGCGGCGTTGCTTCCCGCGGGGATGTCCTATGCCTTCAATGCGAGGGCGAGATCAAACACCAGCGGCCCGCGCCCCTTGAGCCGGGCCGGGTGCTGGGGATCTGTGTCGATTGCGGCGCGTGGTACCTGATCGAGCGGGAAGTGATCGACGTGTTCATGCTCTGGCGGGAGTGGGGCTGACCGCACGAGGACCGGGCCGGCGGCGGGGCCGATGTTGCTCCCGCCGCCGGCGTGCTCAGGCCTGGTCGATCTTCCTCAGCTTGCGGACATTCGTCAGGACGTGCTTCAGAGCCGCCTCGATATCCCAGGTCCGGTCCCGCTTCGGATCCCAGGGCAGCGTGACCGCGACGGTGGCACCCGCGGGGGTGTTCCATTCGAAGTTCGCGGGGAACTTGTGGGGGGCCGGTTCTCTCTCGTTGTGGCCGCGGACCTCTTCCTTGACGGCTTTCCCCGTCAGCTTCTCGGCGACGGCCTTCCGGCCGATCTCCAGCTGGGCCTGGGGATTCTCGACCTTGGTCAACACGTGCGCCGTGGTGGGGGCCAGATCGCCGCTGTCGACAGACTGCTGGACTTCCTCCGGGAGCTGCAGGAGGGATAGGGTCTTCGAGATTCCTCCGTGGTCGAGGTCGAGCTCGGCGGCGAGCTGGCGGATCGACACGCCGCGGCGGTCGATCAGAGCCCTGAACGCCTTGGCTTGCTCGACGGGACGGAGATCCTCCCGCAGGCAGTTTTCGATCAGCTGCAGCGAAAGCAGCTCGTCGCGGTCGATCGGGCCGTCCATCACCACGGCCGTCATCGTGGGCAGCCCGGCCATTTTCGCGGCTCTCCACCGCCTCTCCCCGCACACGACAGCGTACATTCCTTTGCCCTCGTCCCAGCGAACCCGGATCGGCTGCAGCTGACCGCGGCTCTTGAGCGAGTCCGCCAAGCGTTGCAGGCTCGCTACATCGAACTCCTCGCGCGGCTGGTCGGGATCACGCTCGATCTTCTCCACCGGGATCTCGGCGGCCGCCTTGGCGGCCTTAACCCCAACGTACCGAAGGGCGATGCCGTCCGCCCGAGGTGGACGCGCCGGACGGGCGCCAACCCCGATCGATTCGAGGATGTTTGCGCCGTGGGCCTTCTGAAGCCGATCTGCCTTCGTCATGACGCCCATCGCGAAGTCTCCAGCAGTGCCTCGAATCCGGCGGCCTTCAGCCGCGCGTCGATTTCCGTTGCGACCGCCTTCATCGCTTTGGCGGCTGCACCTTTTGGCTTGAACGTGCCTACTGGCTGCCGGACCATGAGCGATTCCTTGAAGTCCGCAGCGAGCGGCACCATCGTCTCGAACACGTCCGCGCCGTACGTCCTTCGGAGCAACGATTCATAGCTCCTGTGGACTCCCAGGCGGCCGTTGAACATGGTGATCAAGAACCCCAGCCGCTTCAGGTGCGGGTTGGGGCCCGCCTGCACGAGGTCGATCGATTCGGTGACGTCGGCGATCCCCTGCGCACCGAAGTCCTCGGCCTGGAGCGGCACCACGATCGCCTGGGAGGCCACCAGGGCGGCCCAGGAGCAGAGATGGAGGTTCGGGGGGCAGTCGATTAGCACCAGGTCGTAGAGCTCGTCGGGCCGAGCGGGAACGGCCTCGTCGAGAAAACTGTCGAGCGCCATCTGAAGGTCCCAGGGCGCTTCCTCTGGGCTGGGGTGATTGAAGGCCGCCGCGCGTCGGCTTCCCGGTACCAGGTCGACGCCGGCGATCCCGCTTGGCCGGATCACCACGTCGGACCAGGTCTGCCGCGCGTAGACGCCAGCGATCGTCTCCTCGAGGGAGAGGCTTCGAGTCACATCCGGCCCGAGGAAGCCCTGCGTCAAGCTCGACTGGGGATCGTTGTCGATCAGCAGCACGCGCCGGCCCATCGCGGCGAACGACCCGGCCAGGTGGTAGCAGCAGGAGGTCTTCCCCACGCCTCCCTTCTGGTTGAGCATTGTGAGCGTCAGCAAGCGTTTACCCTCCCGTTTTGCCCCGCCAAGGCCCGGTGGTGAATAATTCACCACCCTCTCTTCACGGCCGATATCGGCACGCCGTCGGCGGGGTGGTGAATAATTCACCAGCCCTCAATCGATCGTGGGTAAGTCCGTCCGAATCCTAAACCCGAACCCCAGGTAGAGCGCCCGGCGGACGCGTCGCAGGAACGCCTCCTGGAGGCCCAGGGCGGCCAACGTGCGGCGATCGGTCTCGTCGAGGGGCACGAAGTCGAGTCCATCGTCCAATCGCACCAGGACGCTCACAGGCCGTCCCCGCTGGGTCGGCCGGGATGGATGGAGGTGCACCTGCACCTTGGCCTGGGCGGCACCGCGGAGCAGCTGGGCGAACCCGTCGATCGACGTGCGGGTCAACTGCCTGACCAGCTCGTCGTCCGACTCGTCGATTCCCGCGAACGCACAGCGGTCCTCGGCAAGCCGGAGGTTCAGCACGCGGGCACGGCCGTTTCTGGCGTGCCCGTTCAGGGACGGAGAAGCGAGGGTTGTCACGGAATCCCCTCCCCTCTCGAATAGGCACCTGGGGACGTCTGGGATTGGCCCTGGGCATCCCAGCCGAAACTAGCCTGGCTCGGGAGCGGTGGTCGCTTCGGATCGTTCCTGGGGCCGCCTGGGCGGCCGGCGGTTGCTTTCGCTGTCAAGGGGTTCGCCACAAGGCTTTGGCCCGTATCACGCAACGGCGTGTTCAGTTTTTGCGACATTCGTACCTCCGCGGGGATTTCACCGAAGATTCTCGATTTCGCGATTTCCCGTACGATGATTGTTCGGGCATATTGTTGGTGGTGGCAGTCTCGATCCAACCGGACCGCCTGACTGTCCTCGGAAGCCAGTCCAGGGGGGTCACCTCTCAAGTAGCACCCCTGGGCTGGCCCTTTTTATGCGCGCGGCTCGCACCATGCGTGCTGCCGGGGTATGCTTGTCGCGTCCTCTGGAACCGTCCCCCGGGGCCGACCTTGCAAGTAAGACCCGCGGGACGGTTCTTTCTGCGCGCTACTCCCGCCGGCATTCTGACCGGCGTCGCTCCTGGCGACTCTCTTGAGCCGACTTCAGCATGCCGATGAACGTGGCGCCCGGTTTTGTCGCGGTCTGGCTCCGGCTCGCCCGGTATGCGGTAATGACGCGGCCCACCTGCAGCTGACCGGCGGCGAGCTTGCCGAACCATTTGCGGTAGAGGTCCGCCCACTCCGGATCTTGGTTGAGCGTGACGAGTCGCACCGTCGCCGCTTCCACGGCCTCCGGCGTGCCCCGGGACGCGACGTGGTGAATCAGGTCGAGCGTCTCGACCTTGGGAGCCGGCGGCGGGACAGGGGGGGGCGTGGGCCGCTTTGGCTCTTTGGCGGTTGCCGACTCATTCCGGATCGAGGCGAGCATCAGCCTCGCCCAGGTCGCCGGCTGGCCGCGACCCCGGGAAGCGCGCTCGAGGTCCTCGACGGCCACGCGGCCATCCGTGCCAGCCAGCTCCGCCAGCTGCGGTGGCGGGTCGATTCGCCGATCGGCGGTAGCCGTCTCGACCACGGGAACCGGCGGCGGGGCAGGGGGG